CACGCCGGCTCACAGCAGAGCAATGGAGTTCAAGTTGGTGCTATTGCTGCTCCCATTCTACATAAAGACTACCAGGCGGCTAAGTTACATTTTGCCAAATATCTTCCAACAGTGGAGTTTAGCGAGAATCTTCCTAAGATTGTCCAGCAGATGGGTTTAATTGATGGAGTGCATCCTAATTCCGATGCTTCCCGATGGACTCTTTACAGAGGACGCAGTCTTCCTTCAGTCTCGCACATTCCTGTTGGTTATACCAGCAATTATCCCAAGCCCAAGTTTACGTGCAGAGAAACACAGATAGCTCATTACTTTCGTGATTTTGGCGTGCCGGAGTATTCTAAACCTTATGCTGGCAAGGCTTGCGAGCAAACTGGGTATATGTCTCCAGACGTCAAGCGGTTGGATAATATGATCGATAACGGTTATATTTATGAACTGTCTGGTATAACCGCTGTCAGAGCTATGCTGTCTCGTTTGCCCATCCCAACTGAGAGATATTCTCCCACTGAGTTTTACAACACCGTGGCAGGGCATCCTGACAACGTTTTCTGGAACGGAAAAGATACATCCACTTCTATAGGTGCTGAGCTGAGAGCTTTGGGTCTAACCAAAGATACAGCTTACGTCAAGGAAGGGGATGGCTGGACTCTACACCCTATCCTCAAACCTATGTTTGAGGCTTATGATGCGGAAATACGTTCTGGAACTGCTTTGCCTATGGGTTTCATGTCCGCCTCGCGTAAAGATGAAGCTATCAAGAAGGAGAAGGCTGATAAGGGATCGGCTCGTTACTTTTATGTTGGCTGCTGGTTGCGTGGATTGGTTATGCGCAAGTATTTCCTTCCAATAGCCGGTTACATCATGGCGCACCCTAAGGAAACTCATTGTGTTGTGGCGATAAATCCTATGTCTTATCAGTGGGGTGAGCTATATTCCAGTTTTGATCCTTGTGGATCAAATTGCTGGGATGGAGATCACGCTGCTTTTGACATTCGTCAAAATTCCACTATTTACTATTATGCCCTTTATATGAAGGAGTTGTCCAGAATGCTAGGGTATACCAACGAGGAATCTGATTGTCTTGTCAGGGTGATCATGGCTAGTAAGAGATACTGCTTGGAGATGAGCGGATGTGTGTATGTGTGCGATGCAGGGACTTGTAGTGGTTTGCCTGATACTATTATCAGGAACTCTATTGTCAATGCATTTGTCCATTACTATGCCTTGGCTCGCATTGGCCACCTCAAGCCTGTTGAGGTGACGATGGAGAATGGCAGGCCGAGGTATCAGAGTGAAGAGGCTAAGAATTCGATTGTCTTAGCGTGCACGGGAG